ATAGATTGCGTAGCCGCGGCTGCGGCGGGTACTGTAGCCTGTAGCTCCCCTAGACGACCGCGTAGAGCAATCTGCTCTGCTTCTAGCGCCCGCAACTCTTGCTGCATCAATCCGCGGTTCGCCCTGTTGGTAGCGCCTATGGTACGGAAGCGATCCAGCGCTGCTTTATACTCCGCGACCATACGGTCTAGCGCGGCCTTTACCTGTACGCGCTCGCGTTCGATGGCCTGCCCCATCCCCGAGCGCACGCCACCTAGCGCGCGGCCTAGGCTGGCTGCTTCGGTTTTTGCGCGCCTAGCTGCTGCCGTGTCACCCGCGGCTAGTGCCGTGTTGTATCTTTCTAGCGCCTCCGCTCGGGCAGCTTCAAGCTGACTCATTCGTGCGTGGTACGCCGCTTCCCTGCTAGCCAAACCATCAAGCATGGCTGCACGATTGCGTAAAAGACCGTACCGCAGCGTTTCTACTTGATTGGCTGCGGATGCATACTGCTGGCTCGCAAGTGCGGCAGTAGCTTGCGCACGATTACTGCGCTCCGCTTGCTGCGCCGCGTTAGCCCATAGCTGGGTTTTCAGCGCACCGACTTCGGCCTCTACCGCGCGTTCCTGCTGCTTAGTGGCTATGTAATCCCGCGCCGCTTTCTGCAAACGCGCCATAAGACCTAGCTGCACCACTGTCTCGCCGGTCGCGGGGTCTCGACCTTTCGTGGTGGTAAGCCCTGATAGCCCACCAAGGCTACCTAGCGCCTTAGGGATAAGCTTGAGCGTTGCAATCAATATCAAAAGCTTGCCGATATCGAATACAGTATCCCAATCTACATTTGCGCTACCTAGTAAATCGAACACTGCGGATATCGCGGCGGATAGCTGACGCATGGCAACTACGCCACTCTCTATAAACTCCGCGAAACCCTCCCTAAAGGAAGAACTGTCTAGCGTATCGCCTAGAGAGCGCAGCGCATCATTTATCGCAGACAGTGCGCGGTCGCCACCCGCAATGAACACTGCCTTGACTCGGTTTTTGAATATCTCCCACTGCGCTATCGTGCCGGATAGTACGTTCTGCTGTTCGCGTATAGCAGAAGTACCCACTTCCCATTCTGCGTTAGCTTCCCGTAGTAGCGTGCGCAGGCGTGAGGTTTCCCCCTGCTTTAGCTGGTTCTGTATCTTGGTGATAGCCTCAAAGATACGCCCACCGCCGGTTAGCTCCACCTTCGCGGCGGAAGCGACTTCTACAGGTAGGGCATTCAGCTTTTTGGCGAATAGTTCCAGCGCCTTGATCGCATCGGCCTCAATAACCTCTACCCAATCCGCAGTGCTCATACCCATGAAGGCGGCGAAGTCCCCCGCGTCCGCCTTCATATCTGCAAATATCTTGGTGAAGGTAGTACCGGCAGTTTCCGCGGTAAGACCGATATCCATCGCAAGGGCAGATAGCGCCGCCGATTGCGCGTACGTAAGGGAGCCGCCCGCGTCACCGATACGACGCATAACGTCGAACAGTTCTTCTGCGGTAGCCGTCGATACGTTGGATAGCTGGTTGATTACAGCGACAGCCCGCCCGAACTCTGCTTGCGAAAGCTGAAAAATGTTAATCAGCTTACCTAGCGCTGGCGCGGCTACGTCCGCGGACACGTCGAGGGCGGTGACGGCTCTTGCCAACTCTTCCGTAAAGGCTAGCAGGGCGTCGGGGCCTTGCTCCCCGATACCCATCTGGCCGCCCAGCGCGGCGATACGTGCGAGTTCGTTAGCTGCTACGTTAGTTGTTTTAGACAGGTCTATTAGCCCTGTCTTCATCGTAGCTAGCGCTTCGTTAGTGAAGTCAGTGGTTTTCTTGACTTCAATAAGCTGCTGCTGGAAAGTCGCCGCAGCGGCTACGGGGAAGCCGATAGTCGAGACTACCGTTAGGGCGGAGCTTACCGCGCCCACAAAACGAATAACCCCGGACTCAAGGGACTTGAGCACCGGGGATAGATTGTCTACTCCGCGTACTTCTACGCTAAGGGTTTCAGTATTAGCCATCGTCAAGTCCCGCCTGTTCCCATAGTTCCGGCAGGCGGTCTTGAACTTTGAAGTCTTTACTGAACAGTCCGCCTACCGCAGTCATCGTATCTACAATATACCGCAGCCTACGCTCAGCGTCTAGGCGAATTGTCGAAGCCAGTAGCGAGTGGAACTGGTCTAGGTCGTACTCCAATACATCATGCAGTCGATGCCCATTGTTGATAAGAAAAACGATGGATTCGGTGATGTTCGTCTTACGCCCGCCGCCCCTACGCTTTAGGCTTCTTGCGCGAGCCGCTTTTGCTGGATCGCTAGGTGCGGGATGATCCTTTCCGTAAAAAAACGCTTGTTGTACCCCGCGATCTCCATGACGATAATCATGAAGTCGTCAAAGTCCGTGTCGGCAAGCTCCTCGGCGGTCAAGCTACACATGCACGCGGCGACCTCTGTAGTAGGGGTAACGCGCTTTGCAATCGATTTCAATAGTGCGGACTGGTCGATGCTTAGCGACATCAGTTCCTGCGTGTTCGCGGGGACTGTGCCTCCTAGCGCCCCGCGGATATCCCCGAGAAGGTCTGCTAGAAAGTTCGCAATGCGCTCGAAGTCTTTGACTTTCGGTTTCTTGATAATTACTGAACGGCCATCGGATAGCGTGATGACGTGCGGGGTGCTCGGGGTTGCGCTCATTTCTTCCTCCATTACCTAGAAAAAAGGCCCCCGAAGGGGCCTATACCTGCTAGCCTATCAGGCCGCGACGTTGCGTTGCACAAAGAACCTAGAGCCGTTGCCCGTAATGAACGGGTCTGCTAGCAGCGAGCCGGTGATATCGACCGACGCTAGTTCCTCGTTAATTAGCCCGTAACCCGTGAGCGGGTCGAACTGGCAGCGGTAAAGATCGACAATAACAATAGAGTCGTCCACCGTGTTCAGACCCTCGAAACGTAGGTAGCGCTCGTTGGCGTTGGATTGCGTGAACGCGTCCAGGCGAGTGTAGCCGCCGTAGGTGTAGTCCACGGTAACCGCCGCGCCCTCGGTAGCGTTGGTGGTAGCGGTATCCGGCCAGATAATCGCGCCGTTTTTCGCATCAAGGGTGTAGTCGGTACCTGCCACCAAAGGAGTGACGCCCGCAGTGATCGTGACTGCCGAGACATCCGGGTGTGCTAGCGCCGAGCGCTTGCCTAGATACACTTTGTGCGCCTCGTCGGACACCGTAGCGCCAGTGATCGCGGAAGTGGAACCCATAAGACCCAGCGCAAGGTTCTCTAGGGTGATCGACTCGATCTTGAACGTGAATTTACCCTTGCGTTCCTTGTTGATAATTAGGTCGAGACCGCGTGCGCCAGTCTCAGACTCTTTATGTTCAAAGTTGGAAACTTCGATATCCAGCGATAGTTCCGGGACGTTGCCGATTCGAGTAAAACCTTCCGGCTTACCCGTAGTACTGTTGCGCACCGCGGCGTACAGGCTGCCTTGCCCAGAGTAGTAGTAGTTGGTTAGTGCCATTTGCTTCTCCTTGACTTAGTTGTTGGTAGCGCCTAGCTTAACTACGTTAGTACGCCACACCTGACTGTAGAAAATCAGTCCATCAGATGATACGTCGTCTTCGGGTTTTTCGCCAGCCCAAACCCACGGTCGATTGTTTACGCCTTTGTACCCCTCCAAAGTCTCGCGTATCTCGTCCAGTAAATTCATACCGACAGGTTTGGTGTCATCCTGCCCCGCGAAAATGTACTGGATACCTATGATGACACTAAACTGGAAAGTAATCAGTCGCGCGTTGCCGGATTTGAAATCGCTTGCAACTCCCTGATTCGCCTGCACAGGTATCGCGCCGTCGTAGGTAATACCTACTACTGGCGGCATCTGCATCGTTGTCTTGTGCTTCAGGTCTTCCAAGTCAAAGATAGAAAACGCCCCTTCAGCAAACGCGGGGAGCCCAGATACTAGTGTCTGTAGCTCAGTCTGTAGCTGCTCTATGCGTCTATCCATTAAGCCTCCCGTACCATGCGCTTCACTAATCGAGCTACCGCTTCGCGATATGATCGCACATCGTTATACGCCAAATCCATGAACGGTCTTGCCGGTATACGGTAGTTACCGTAATGCTGTATACGTCCGTAGAATGCGGCTTCGTCGTCATCGATACCTATGCGGAAGCCCAGGCCGGTACTCGTAGTGAACAGCCCCGCGTTGGACCCGCTGACTTCACCGAAAGACCTGTACAACGTACCTGAGTCCACTAACTTCTTCTCTGGATTGGAAGACCCCTTCCAGCGCTTGTTGTATATCGTTTTTTTAGCGAGTGCCGGCCACGAAGACCCGTAAGCGTCTACTTCCGCCATAAACCTCGCGCGCATACGCCTAATTAGTAGCTGTTTAGCAGGCCCATCGTTGAATACGTCGGGGAGCTTACTGCTTATCCTACGTAGCCTACTTACGAGCCTTTGGTGCCCGGAAACGTTCATTATATGTACTCAGTAGATGTCGGGAACTCTACCGCCATACGTGGACGCTCTAGCGGGGCAGCCTGCACTTGCAAAAAATTAAAAATAGGTTTTGATACTCTGTTCCCCACTTTCGGGTCTCGGTTAGCAGGTACGCTAGGGAGGGTGTTCTGGTGTAAGACCGCCGCCGTGATTGCTACCGCCTTTAGCGTGGCAGGTATAGGGTCTAGCTCCGCGAAACCGCTTGTGTACTCGACGGACACACTCGCCGCACCAAACGCCGCCTGTACATACAGGAAGACCAGACCTTTCACATAATCAATGCGATAGTCTGCGCCGCGCACAAGCGGCAGCCCCGCGGATGTTACTACTTCGCTACCGTCAACAACGAAACCGCGCGTAAGGGATAAGGTATACGTAGGGGTTGTACCGCCCTCGGTAGGGCCTAGGTAGTCGAAGTAATCCACTACCTGTACCCTATCGAGTTTGGTGTCCAGTACCTGCTCCACTACGGGGAGAGATAGATCAAGGGCCTGCGCCGCGTTGGCTAGAGCGGACGCGCTCTGCATTACCCCCATAGTGGCGAGTACTTCTTCCGGTGTCGCTAGTCGCATAGTCAATCTACTTCTCCCCGCACTGGATTACCCGGTACTCACTCAGCCTTGCGGCGGGNNNNCTCAGCCTTGCGGCGGGTGCGCGCTGCTTTCGGCTTCTCTTCCGCGTCAGCCGACATATCATCGCCGTCGCGTTCAGCCGGCACCTCTTCCACAACCTCGTCGTCGTCCTCTTCCTGAACAACCGCGTCACCCTTGACTTTGACGAATAGCCGTTTGGTAGTGCCCGCGGCGTCCACGTACGTAAGGTCATCCATACCCGCGGCCTCTTCTGGGGTAACCCACACCGTTTGCCCTTTTTCGACAGGCTCGGGGCCGGTAGCCACGGACATATAGCGCTGCGCGCCGACTAGCTTACGCTGAACCTTATCAGACATGATTTTCTCCTACCGTTTGAAATTGATTGCAAGCCTAGTTACGGCTTCTTGTACCAGAAAACGATGAGTTGGTTAGTGGCCCCGGTCGAACGGATACCACCAGTGTCGCTGCCCCCGGTGAGCGTAGCCCCGGACACCGTGAAAGTAGTGCCAGTCTCCGCTAGTGTGATTGCGTTACCTGCGGCACCTTCAGTAGCGGCGCGGACGGTCACAACGTTGCTGGACACCGTAGCAGAAACCGTAGGGCTGTTCTGGCACGCTGCCCACTGGTTGATCTTCGCTGCGAGGTTGGTAGCCGTAGCCGCCGCGGACGCACCGATAGTGACTTTGGTGTAGTCCTGATCTTCGCTAGGTAGCGTAGATAGCGTGAAGAGACGGCCAGCGATAGTAACCGTGTCGTTAGCTACCATGGTACCGACAGTGACCGTACCGCTGGCGGTCAAGTTGTCGATGCTAACCGTGCCGGTAACGTCAGTGATGGTACCGGCGTTGTTGTTGAGAACGGATAGCACGGTATCCGTGTTACGGATAGCGGCTAGAGCGATCTTGGTGTTCGCGGCTGCGCCCGTGAGCAAAGCGACGCGCAGGTTTTGTAGCTCACCAATCTGTCTAGCTGCGCTACCCGCGCCCGTACCGTGCATTCCGGTACCGCCGCGGCCTAGTTGGGTGTTGACTTCCAGAGGCATGTGAATCTCCTAAAGCGTAAGGGGGCTTTCGCCCCCTATGGGTTAGATATTGAGGTACTTAACCGCGGCGTTCGGGTCTTCGACTTGCAGAGCAACGCGTGCCGTCAGGACAATGATGAACTCGCGCGAACGGATATCGCGGTCAGTCTCGACGCGGATGTCACGCTGGATACCGAAAATCAGGTTCTGCATGAAAGTGAAGAAGCCTTGGTTGCCGGAACCGACGGCTGCGAGCATCGGGGCCGCATCCACCGGAACCCCGTAAGCGTTGATCGGCTGCTGCGAGGTCAGCATGGAGTCGCCGTAGCCGGTTGCGCGTTGCGCGACAACATCACGATACTTGATAGTGTTGGCAACCGACACAACATGCCGCATCTGCGCGAGGTTGCGTAGATACTTTTGCGGCATAGCCAACATACCGTTCTTGAACAGGGTCGGGGTGATACCCGCACTAGCGTTGTTGACCACGTTAGCGGTCATGCGCTTCAGCCAGCCATCGTGCAGGGCTAGGTAGGCGTCGCCAGAGGCGCTATCCGCAGCTAGCGCCAACTCTTCCAGGTCGATAGCCGCGCGCTCGGCGATGAGGCGCATGATGTGCGACTCTAGCGACTGGCCTTCGATGTTGTCTTCGAAGATTTCGTACGGCAGGCGGATTTCCGCGATGACCTCTTCGGTGCTCATTTCGATTTGCGAAGTAGTCGGAGCGGCGCGGTCGGCTTTCAGCACGTAACGGTCGTTACTGCCGTCGTCATTGGCGCTGCCGGAAGTACGGGCGGCACGAAGGATACGGCTGGCGAAACCGATGCGGTTGATTTTGCGGCGCGGCGCGGACATACGAACCACGCGCGATTGACGCAGGAT